TCAAATACTCTCTGTGTTACATCATCCATGTAATAAATCCAGACGCATAAAAGAAAACTGCCACTGCTTCAACAATCAATAACGGATTGTCCCGTTGCTTCCATCCCGCCCAAGCCCACATCGCACTGCCAATAGCACTGAGAATAATGTTTAGCGGATAGATATTAAAACTTGTTAGTGCAATACCGACTAAGCATAGACAGGTAGCAAGCCACTTAAAAAACAACATCATTCTTTACGCCATTTATCAATAACAATATCAAGAACTTCACCATCTAAATATTCAAACTGAGACATTCTATTATCGCAGTTTGCTACAATTGGTGCTACTGCTGTAGTTGGTACATCCCATGCTGAGTTGCGTAGCCAAAGATAACGTTCAGCGTTATTAAACATTTCTTTATTGTCTTGAATCCTACTAAAGACATCTTTATTAAGTTCACGCAATCGCTCAATCTCGTTACATAGCTCAGTGATTATCCCACGGGTAACATGGTAGTCATCCGTTTTAGCGTACTTTAATGCCTTTTCTAGTAAATTATCTTTCATAGTTTGCCTTTTTAACTGGTTTAATTGTCTTTTGTGTAAATTGACAAGGACGAGGATCCGCTTCTTCTACCATTCCAATCTTTAGCATTTCGTTTACTCTTCCACAAATTGAACTTAATTCAATTCCTGTCAATTCTGAAAGTTCTCGTCGTGAATAATCTTTATTTTCTTCCATATTATTAAATATTAACATAGCCTGAAGTCCTACTTTACCGCTATTTTTATGTTCTTCATAAGCTATAACTGAAGTGTATGCTACTGTCATATAGTCTCCTGTATCTCTAACATTCTTCCGGTTGAACAATTATATAGTAAATCACCAGCACCGCCAGTATAGCCACTAAAGCGATTCTTTAAAACCCTAACATGAGTAGTGTTTCTCTCGATTGAATCATTGGCTTGTCCGTTACGCTCTAGCCCGATCACGATGTCAGATAACTGTGCTATTGACCCAGAGCCACGCAACTGAGCCAGCGTCGTAACTGCGCCTTCCTCGTGTCCTTTGCTCTCAGGACGCTTTAAATGGCTAACACAGATCAAACTGATACCGGTCTCTTGCACCAACATCCGTAATCGAGTCATGATAGCATCAAGTGCCTTCCGTTCATCCCCAACGTCGCCACCACTAACAATGATACTAATGTGATCCAGAACCACATAGCCGCATCCGAGTCCTTTTGCCATATAGCGAACACGATTGACAATGTTATCAAGGCTACTACTACCAAAGTGATCAAAAAGATAAAGGCGATCAGTTCCCAAAGTTCTATCAAAACCATCTTTTAATTCCTCCTCAGTAACATCCACATCAGGTAAATGAATCGGTTTGTTTAGTGCCAACGACATCAGCGATCTAGCAGTCTTACGCACACCTTCCTCTAAGAATATCATACCGATATTATCGTCGGTATTAGATAGAATATGCCATACGATCTCACGCAAAAACTGTGATTTCCCCAATCCTGATCCAGCAGTAATCATAACTAACTCACCCTTACGAATGCCGTAGGTAAGTTTGTTAATCCCTGAATAAGGATAATCAACTTCTGCCTTGTCAATAGGTTGCGATACAAGATCCCACAGACTTGAGCCTTGAATAATCCCATCAGGAACATAAGAGTCGGCTTTCCACCAATCCTCAACAAAAGCAGCATCAGCTTTTCGCTGGAGATAATCAGATGCGTCTTTCAGTCCTGTCCGCATTTTCATAATCTTCACTTTACCGCCAAACAACTCAGCGACCGCTTGAGATGCTTTTTGCCCAGCCTCATCAATATCAAAAGCAAGGACAATATTCTCAAAAGAATCAAGATATTCGTATTGGGCTTTGCAGTCCTTTAAAGCAGCCTGTGCGCCGTTTCTAACCGATACAACAGGGTACTTAGCCCCCATCATCTGAAACGCTGACAGAGCGTCTAATTCACCCTCACAGATCGTGATGTACCGACCGCTTTTAGAGAATAAATGTTGCCCAAACAATGTCGCACCATTGAAGTCGCCTGCGATTAAGAAATTCTTATTCGCCACCAATCTTGTCTTGACGGCAACTAAGTTACTGTTAGCGTCGTGATAAGGATAGTGGTGTTTATTATTTTCTTGCTTGACTCCATACTTAACACAAACCGCAGAAGAGATACCTCGTTCAGAGATAGCACTTGTTGCAGACTTTTGGTAAAACTCTAGATCTTTATTCATAGGTTTAGTATCATAAGTTACAACTCCGTCGCCTGTGACATAGGCATTACATACAAAACAATGTGTATGTCCATCATCGTATAAAGCATTCCCGTCGCTCGATCCGCACTTCTCACAAGCGACGTGCTTAATAAATTTACTTTGTTTTTGCATTAGCATTTACTTTACTTTCTTTAATGGTTTTGGCTAATTTAATCTGTTGTTCAAGTGATTCGACCTTGGCTTTCAATGCCTTTAATTCTTGTCCTAGGTCATTCACCGCTTCAATTATTTTAGGTAGTTGTAATAGACTCATTTCTTTTCTTTCTTTGGTTTTGAGAAATTAGTTTGCACTGTGTGATTCTCCATTAGATGATTCGATAGGTTTTCTAGTTCCTGAGCATAGCCCTGCACAGTATCCTTAATAAACCAAAATGTGCCACTGGTTTGATTCTCCGATTCTGCCTCCGCTAGTGTTGCCAGCATTTCAGTAAAACATTCCATCTTGCCCTGAATGGCATCAACCTTACAACTGTAATCATAGTAATCCATCTTGTTTCTCCTTATGTATCGTATTTGTTACAATAACCTACTTAATGTATCGTTTATGTTACATTATTTCACATCAATAACGCCTTGCATTCTAACCCTGTGCGGGTAATCCTTCTCAATCCAAAAGCATCGGTAAATCCCATCCTTAACACTAAGCCAAGCCTCATATCGCTGATACGTGCCTGAGTAATCGATGCAATTATGATGCTCAAAATGCACCTGATTAGCAACCCAACCACATAAACAACCTATTGCAAACACCCCAATGAAAATAAGGTCTTTCATGAGTTACGCTTAATCATCCAATCTAAAGCATCATGAAGAATGCTAAATCTAGGTGATTGTTCTGTCTTATTCTTCCACTGGAATACCATCTTGTCACCGACATCCCAAGTATTTTCGCCATGATTCCACTTTGCTGATCTCTCATGATCTGTAATTAATTCCATACCCATTTTAGTCATCACTGTCCTCCGCTACCGCCCGTCTTACTAAGCGATTGACCTTGTCAGCAATAGCGACATCAAGATCCACCATGACAGTCTCATAGCCGTAATCGCCGATTAGGTCGACAAAGTCCATCATGATGAAATGATACCTTGCTTCTTCGTTGTGGTGCATAAAAGCCTCCTTGTAGGTAAGACAATATCATAGATTAGTAATAAATACAATGACATAAAAACAACACTTACTATTGACAAAGTCATAAAAGTATGCTACCCTCACTCTATAGACTCTGTATTGTTCTTTAGATCTATAGAGCTTTAGAGTTTAAATAATAATCTAAATAATATAACTATATTATCTATAAAGGTCTTTAGTGCTTTAACGATCTGCATAGGCATCGCCATGGAAGTCATCTAAATCAACAGAATCTTCGTAATAGTCGTATTCGGAATCAGGACTAGGCATCTCTGTTTCATGTAACAGGTCTTTTCTGTCGATTGTTGGTATCAGTATCTCTAACCCAATGTAGCAGTCTTGGCACATATCCAAGTATTTGCCGTCAAGGGTTTTCCGAGTAGATTCATAATCGTTTAACATCTTATCGCATACTGTGCAGTGCATAGTTTTCTCCTAGAGTTTATCGCAGTTAATAAATTTACCATCAGCACAAATATAACATACTGTTGTGCCTTGGGGTGTATCAATAATAACAGTTCTACAAGCATAGACACCGCTTGAGACCACCATTGAGGTCAGGAAAGCCAGTAATTTTAGTTTCATTTCAGTTCCTTTTAGGTTATTTACAACAATGTCAGTATTACATAAATTTCATTTGTCAACATTAGGACAAACCCTAATCTACCATTTAGGTCACCCTTCAAGTCACCATTGAGGTCACCTTAGCCTACCGCTTAGCCCACCATTGAGGTCGCCTTAGCCTACCATTTAGGTCACCGCTTAAGCCACCATTGAGGTCATATAGGCGGGAAATTGTATAGAATCAGAAACATATTCCATAATATGAAAATATATCGAAAAATTGCAGCATAGGGTAAACCCTAATAGGGAAAACCCTAAGAATCAAAGCTGCGGAAAAACTAAGGGTAAACCCTAATATTAATGCTGCTTTCATACAATCGATTTTAAGGGCATTTTTAGGGCTTTTAAGCCATTGTTTTAAGTTTATGCTATCTAGCCCTTATCAGGGTAAAAATAATGCCCTATGGATCGTTTAAAGGGCTTATAAAGGGTATTGATTCACTATGAATAGGGTATAGGGCTTTAATACAGGGCTTTAGAGCATAAAAAAACCCCGATCCATACCGCGATCAGGGCTAAAGGGTTTAAGGGTTTATAGGATCAATAAAGAAATATTAAAAGTATTAGTAATCTGATCCTGATAAAAAATTCATAAATCTTAACAATAAGATTCTTCATTTTCTGCCCTTGCTATTTTAGATTCTTCAATCGATAACCAATCAAATATATTCTTAGCATAGGCAAAATCAGATATTGATCTTATAAAAGTATTCTCATCTATTTGATTATCCATAACCATAATCGATAAATCCTGAAAACTAGATAATCCGAATTTAGCTATAAATCGTTTTGCTTGTGTATATGAAAGTGATCCCGCCTTATCGTAATTAAGATCGAAAAAATCATTAATGATTAAATCTAATTCTCGATCAATATAATCATTAGCTGTATCAATGCTATTTATAGATTCATATTTAGGATAAGATTTATATCCATAATTATAATTCTTATAATCATAATCATAAGAATAATTATAGATAGTAGGTTTATCAGGATTTTCTAAAATCTGGCTTTCCCATAAACTTAAATCATTTTCGGAATTAGCTTTAGCTGTATTGCTGGCACTCCAAGCATAAGTATTAGATAACCATAAACCGGCCCAATAAACTCCCTGATCCTGATTTATGACAGCTTGCCGTCCTAAGTTATCCATAATCACAAACTTATTAGAAGTGCCAATATGATCCGAGATTATTTCATTAAATGATTCTGTAAAAGCATAATCGGGATTTTTAGCGAGCATAGGCACTAGGTAATTTTTAATATAGTGCCAAGTATCAGATTTGGATAAATCATCTTTATTGTCTGTATGCAAAATACCATTGTGCATTAACCAGAGATCAATGCCATGATCTGCTTTATTTAATACTTCGTAAGGGTGGCAGTTAATTAAATCAATATTCCCATGAGTTTTCATTCTTAAATGAAATGCACAATCAAATCCAAATATATGCTTTTCATAAAAGTTAATAAAATCGTCTGCATCTTTAGGCAAAATCTTTTCAATGATTAATTGATTATTTTTAGATCTCATAACCCCTATGCCGTCTGCATTGTAAGAATAAAAATCTTTTAACCATAAATGGGATAACTTCGGGCTAATTTTCGATTGCGTAATAAGTAAACACATAATATATAAATCCTTTATAAGTTGATTAAATTAAATTTCTGCTGTTGATAATTGATTATTTTCAATTCTCGGATTTGGTTTATCCAATTCGGGAATATCAAATAAATGTGATTTTAAATATGCCCTAAGATATTTGGTATCGGATCTATTTTCTGGCTTACAGATAAATTGAATGAAATTATCTGTATTGAGATCTTGATACCCGTTATCTTTACAGAAAAACCATGTCGCATAAGTAAATTCTAAACATGACATTATTGATTCAAATTTTAATGTGCCTTTGAATAACCTAAACTCTATCGTATTGTCATTCTGAAAATTCAATGATTCATAACGATCATCATTAAGGGTTCTTAATGGATCACCAGATCGTTTAGCAGATTTTAACCATTGGTAGTCTGCTTTTTTATTAGCGATCTTAGCGAATCTGCTTGATGTCCTTCTAGCTATGGTTTTAATCAATTTCTGATTACCCGAATCATTCATAAATAGAATCATTTTAGTGGCATGATTTAAGGACATATTTCTTTTATCAATGTGAATATGTAAACCACAGGTAGAAGTATCATGGGATCTTAATCCCCTAATTGGTTTCTTAAAATATGCTAATTGTTTTTCATGCACATCTAAACCCGTATAACCCGTAACTAATTCAAACCCATAATTCAATGATCCATCATCTTCAGCTAAACAATATGTGAAACCATTGTTTTTATCATCTCTATATGTGCCAATAGCATTTAATATAGTTTGAGCTTTTTCTGATCGAGATATTTCCTCATTAACTTCAATTTCTAATTCTAATCCTAAGAATATTTGAGCTTTTCTTTTATCAAATAATGATGGAATTTTGCCTAGATTCTCACTTGAAGAATGATATTCACCAATTACCGAATTATCATCATCATCTTGATAATTCTCATCATCTTGGTGGACATATTGACCCGTATTATCGTGATAGTAATATTCTTCAAAACATGAATCACATACGGCACGATCCCCATCATAAGCACTATGAAAATTACTATCGATCTCAATTACTCCACAATCTTCACAAACTCCAAAACCATAATCATTAAATTTACTGTTGAATAATTCCACTACTTCATTCATAGTTGATCTAATAGTGCGATATTCGGAATCATTGATTAGATCAATAGCTTGATCGTGATCCTGATCTTTTACAGTTTGCGAGAATAGATTAGCGAATTGTTTTCTTAATACTTTCCGATTCAATAAAGCAGATAAGGCACAACCAATATCTCTATGATATTTTCTATTCCCTGCAACATTGTTTTTCATGAGGGTTCTCATCTGATCCTTAGCATGATCTAGTCTGTAATTGTGTTTATAGTGTTTATAGGTTTCTAATAAATTCATGGTATTAAATCCTTTATAAGTTAATTAGATTGAATTGAGTAATGCTCTTACAGCTTGAATGATTACATACGCTACACATAGGAATAAAACCACATTCCATATTTTGTCTTTCATAAACTGATTCATATAAAACCCTTTATAGAATATGCCGATATTGGCATCATTGATTGTAATGCCTAGATCATAGATTGATCGGGATTACTAAGAATATATAGTTATATAGTCTAACCCTTAAATAGCTGTATAGGTTATATGCTTGATAGTGCATATATGGGTACATCTTCAACCCATACTGACCAGCTTTACAGTCATCATAGTTAAAAGCTATAACGGCCTCTAAATCGATAGTTTTTCGCTATTGGGGGGGGGGAGGGTCTGCTAAGAGCCAATAATTTGCTGTAGCCTCTGTAGCATATAAAATAGAGAAAATAGACTATATTGCACTGCACTGTAAGTCTCTGATACTAAAGTATATTTATACGGAGTCTAAAGTAGACAATAAAGGGACAGAGTCGCTAGTGGAATCTGCGCACCACAGGGTCGCTAGAGTTAAGTACCCTCTAAAGAAAAAAACAACAAAGTACTTGACAAATGAAGAAAAGTATGATATAGTTCTACCTATGTAGAAGCTGGTGACGAAGCGTTAGGGAAACTTCGATAAAGTCTCTAGACATCTGATGTGGTGCTATAGCACTCTTTAGCATGACTACAGGTCTCTGTGTCTGTATAACTAATAACCATATAAATAAATCATATAGAAAACCCTCTATATAGAATGTCTCCCGTAAGGAAAAAGACAATGTCTAATGAATTAGAAATAACAACTGATGTTGTCGAAAAGAAACAACGTCCTAAGATACAACGTCGTAAGTTAGGTCGTCCCCTAAAGAAGGACATCGAGGCAAAGAAGAAGGGTAACAGAGGTAAGGTCGGAAGACCTGCCGGAGACTCTGCACGAATTGCTGAATTCAAAGCAAGGTTGCTAGGCACTTCCGGCGATAAGATTATTGAGACGCTAATTCATAAAGCATTAGATCCTAACGATAAGGATCAGATAGCGGCTCTAAAGATGTGTGTCGATCGTGTCTTACCATTGTCGGTGTTTGACGCAGCAAAGAATAGCGGTACAATACCGCAGATAAGTATAAACATCACAGGTCTTACTAACCCTGCGGTGGACGCTGGTGTCGTTGATATGATAGAGGACAACAGTGACGAGTCTTAATTTCCAGTTACTGAGTTGGCAACAAGAGGTCTTTAAGGATAAGACTCGCTTTAAAGTGATAGCAGCAGGGCGGCGATGCGGTAAAAGCAGACTCGCTACCATGCTACTCATTATAAAGGCATTAGAAGCCCCTGAAGGCAGCGCAGTGTTGTATGTGTCCCCTACCCTAGGGCAGTCCAGACAAATCATCTGGGACAGCCTCCTAGAGATCGGTAGACCTGTTATTAAGTCTGCTCACATTAACAATCTAGACATCACCTTAGTGAATGGTCGTAAGATTCATGTTCGTGGTGCAGATAATAGTGATACCCTTCGTGGTCTGAGTTTGTATTACGCAGTCCTCGACGAGTGTGCGTTTATTAAGCAGGAGACGTGGGAGAAGATTGTTCGTGCTTCTCTGTCGGACAACAAAGGAGAGGCTATGTTCATCTCCACTCCGTCAGGGCGTAA